CTTTGCAGCGTCGAAGGCAAATGCTTTGCATTTGGCAGCCCCGTAATGCAGAGCGAGAGCCAGTGCATACAGTCCATACCGAGCGGGCTGAAATACGCGCGGCAGATGTTTCCTGCATATCGCGCAATGGATTATAAATGCGTCCAGTGGGGCGAAGGAGCATAGGATGCCGAAGAAAGGTTTATACGCCAATATTCACGCAAAGCGTAAGCGCATTGCTGCTGGGTCTGGCGAGAAGATGCGCAAGGTAGGCAGCAAGGGAGCGCCTACCGCGAAGGCATTTAAGAAATCAGCTAAGACAGCAAAGAAGAAGTAGCATGGCAGATAGATTTTTAGACTTTATTGATATGATCGACGGCGGTGGATACGGCGAAGGCAAGATGGGCGATAAGTTCGAGGGCGGCGGTATATTCTCTATGCTGGCCAATGCCCTTGCAACGCCATATGGGTCAGAAGATGATGAGCGTATGCGCCGCGTGCGTCAGATGCGTGGCTTACTTGCGCCGGATGAAAGCATCGCGCTAAGAACTGCCCCACGTCCTACAGTGACACGCGGCGGTGGCGCTGGTCAGGCACAAGCACAAGTCAGACCGCAAGCGCGTCCAGCGCAGAGCATGCCGTTTGGCAGCACGCCTGTTGGTGGTGGTATGCCTGCCGCGCCAAGAATGGCATTCGGCAATACGCCTGTTGGCGGTGGTATGCCTGCTGCGCCTGCGCAAAACATGGTTAGGCCGCAGATGCCTGTTTCCGGCATGCCACAAGCAGCACGCGCAGCAGTCCAAGGGCCAAGCCCGCAGGCTGGTATGCCTGTGGTAATTAGCGACAATGATGCTTTTCAAATAATGGTTTCTCAATTAGGCCAAACTGCTGTTGATAGAATGTCGGGTCAGCAGTTTATCCAGACGTTAAATCAAATTAAATCTCAAGGGCGTGGTATGTAATGCCCCGCACCAAGTCAGAGAAAATAGCAGCGGCCAAGAAACGCCACGGGTTTACTGCGGTAAATAAACCTAGACGTGGCGGGCCAAAGAAGTTTGAGGTGCTGGCGGTTGAGGGTGACACGGTGAAGAAGATAAACTTTGGCGACCCTAATATGTCCATCAAGAAGGATCAGCCCAAGCGCAAAGCATCATATTGCGCAAGGTCGGGCGGGATTAAAGGTAAGTCTAGTAAATTAAGCGCAAACTACTGGTCGCGCAAAGCATGGGATTGTTAGATGGCTATTGCAACATACACAGAGCTAAAGACGTCAGTAGCCAATTGGCTAAACCGCGATGATCTAACGTCTGTAATTCCTGATTTTATTTCGCTGGCAGAGGCTGGGATGGATCGCAGCATACGCCATTGGCGCATGGAGAAGCGTGTTACCGCTACAGTCAACAGCCAATATACTGGTCTTGTCGGTGACTACTTAGAGGCTATTCGGTTTTCGATTGCAAACAGCGACCGCTTAGAATTGCTCAGCCAAGGCGAAATGCAGCAGCTTCGCACGGTAAATGACGATACATCTGGGAAGCCTAGATATTACGCGATCACTGATGGCCAGTTGGAGCTATACCCAACGCCTGATGGCACGTACACTGTCGAGATGGTGTATTACGCGCAGATCCCGCCGCTGAGCGACAGCACAACAACAAACTGGGCCTTAACGCACCACCCAGACGTATATTTATATGGGTCATTGATCCACGCAGCGCCATACCTTGGCGACGATCAGCGTACAACTGTATGGGCGTCGTTGTATCAAAGCGCATTGGATGCTATAAACAAAGAAAGTTCTGATGCTAAATTTGGCGGCTCTGGTCGTCGTTTGAAGATAGCAGCCTACTAGGAGAATAAGAATGGCAACTATTTCTGATTATGTCTTAGACGCTGCTTTGTCCAAGCTGGACACTGAAGCTGATCGTATTGACATCACATCGCAAGAGGCAACGACATACGCGCAGGCGACAAGCACATATTCGCTTGGCAACTCTACGTCCTTGTCGTTTGGCGCTCCAGAAGATGGTGACACATCTGGACGCAAGACCGTTGCGGCAGCGATTACGGACGGGTCTGTGACCGGCACAGGCACTGCAACGCACTTTGCGATTGTTGATGTGTCAGCGTCACGTTTGCTTGCCACGGGTTCGCTTACAGCGTCTCAGGCGGTAACCAGCGGCAACACATTTACGCTTGCATCATTTGACGTAGAAATTCCAGACCCAGCATAATAGGAGCGGCCAATGGTTGTACTCGCAAACCGCGTTAAGGTTGCTACGGCAACCACTGGCACAGGCACTATTACATTGGGCGCTGCTGAAGCGGGTTATCAGACCTTTGCCGGTGGCGGTGTGTCTAATGGAGATGTTGTAAGATACGTCATAGAAGATGGCACAAATAACTGGGAAATCGGCACAGGCACATATACAGCTTCTGGCACTACTCTTAGCCGTACTGTGACTGAAAGCAGCAACTCAGGATCAGCGTTAAATCTGTCTGGTTCTGCTGTTGTTATGGTTACGGCTGCCGGCGCGGATATTCAGCAGCCGCCATCTGAAGGCGCTTTTGCCAATGGCGATAAGACTAAGCTAGATGGAATAGAGGCTGGGGCTACGGCTGACCAGACTGCTGCGGAGATTAAGACCGCATATGAAAGCAACTCCGACACTAATGCGTTTACTGATGCTGAAAAGACTAAACTTACTGGAATTGAGGCGGGCGCAGATGTAACAGATGCGACTAACGTAACCGCCTCTGGCGCATTGATGGACAGTGAGCTTACGAGCGAGGCATCTGTAAAGGCAATAGATCAGGGGTTGGCAACAACTGACAGCCCAACATTTGCTGCTGCAACTGTGAATGGAAACATCACAGTCACTGGCACGGTGGATGGTCGTGACATTGCCACAAATATTCCATCATCCCTTGGTTCGGCTGGGCAAGTTCTTTCGGTAAACAGTGGAGCAAGCGCTGCTGAGTGGGCAGATGCAGGCGGCGGTGGCGGCGGTGAGGTTCAAGTGTGGTGCTATGTCACGATGTCTGGAAGCACCCCCACACTGCAAAATAGTAACAACGTGTCTAGTATTAGTGACTTGGGTACTGGCCAATTTAGATTAAACACGACCACACGCACCAGTGAATATTATGCAACATCTGCGAGTGCGTGGAGTGACGAATTTGCGCAAATTAGGCCATACTGGAGTGGCCCGACATATAGAATTGCTATTTATTGGATTAATGATGCTGGATCAATAACTGACCCTGCTTTTTCGTGGTCGGCAATGAGCGCAGGAGCAAACTAATGGAAAATACTGTTGTACTTTTTGAGCAAGATGATGGGTCAGTAGGGCTTTTAATACCAGCGGCTAATTGCGGTTTGACTTTAAATGAAATTATAAATCAGGATTTAGACAGCGGAACCCGATATAAAATTGTAGCACGAAGCGACATGCCCGCTAATAGAGAACTTCGGAACGCATGGGAAGTGGATTTTACAGATGCGGATAGCGTACCATGATAACTATTAACCAGTCAAAAAAGAACGATATTGCGTCAGAGCGAAACAGAGAAAAACGGTTAATTCTTTTGAGTGAAACTGATTTTCACGCTCTGTCAGATGTAACAATAAGCGATGCAATGACTGTATATCGCCAAGCGTTGAGAGATATTACATCACACGCAAATTGGCCCAACTTGTTAGATAATGATTGGCCGACGAAGCCATAAGGATTTAGTATATGCTTGGATTTAACCCATTAGCAGCAGCGCCACTAGCAGCAACTGCTGAAGGCGACATTGCAGTTAATGGAATTACTTCTGGTGTTCCTGTTGTCCAACAGGTTTCGCTGACACAGATACATGATCTGAGTGCAGCGCAAATAACAAGCGGAACTCCTGTGGTAAGCAGTACAACGCTTACGCATATCCACGTTCTTTCTGCAAACAACTTATCCACAACGCCAGTTATAGACAGCGTTGCGCTTGAACAGCAGCAAGTTCTTGCGCCGATTGATTTAGTCACCGGCGCACCCGTTGTTGATGATGTAAGCGCAACAATAATTAGCGTCCTTGCTGCTAATGACATCGCAACAGAAGCGCCGGTTGTAGACAGCGTAACGGCGTCAATTATTAGCAATTTAACGCCTGTCAGTATTTTTGTTTATCCGAAAGTAGAGGCTACTAGCATTAGCGTAAGGCACTTGCTTTCGGCAACGAGCATTGACGCGGGCATACCAGAAATATCTGTAAGCTTCCAATGGGTGTTGCAGCCAGAAAATACAGATACTTGGACTTTGCAGTCGGAAGATGATACAAATTGGAGCAAAGCTGCTTAGAGGTTTATAATGGCTGATACAACAACAACGACATTTGGCTTGGTAAAGCCAGAAGTTGGCGCGAGCGCCAACACATGGGGCGGCAAGATCAATGGCAACTTAGACAGCATTGATAACCTGTTGAATGGCACAACTGCAATTCTGCCAAACCTTACGCAAGGTTCTTGGAAGATTAACGGCACAGCCATCACAGCAACGGCGGCGGAAGTCAATTATCTGGATATCACTACTCTTGGCACAACAGAAGCAAGCAAGGCTGTAACGGCTGATGCGAATGGTGTTGTGACGTTTGACAACGGCGTCATTGAAGAAGTTACTGCAATCACTTCATCATCAGGATCGGCCACGTTAAACATGCGCGATGGATGTAGTTTCACGCATACGCTGACAGAAGATGTAACATATATTTTCAGCAACCCTGCTGGATCAGGGAAATCATCATCGTTTACTTTAGTTGTCACTCAAGACAGCACTGCGCGAACAATAACGTGGCCTAGTGCTGTAAAGTGGGAAGGCGGTGGTCAGCCAACTTTAAGCACTGCTTCAGGTTATGTAGACATTTTGGTGTTTTCTACTTTTGACGGTGGAACTAATTGGTATGGCTTCACTGCGGGTCTGGATATGAGATAAATGTTTGGCGCAAGAAAATTAATGTCAGCAGCTGGTGGTTCCCCTAGTAGTGGCAGTGTGTCTTATCCTAATGCGGGATCTTATACGTTCACTGTTCCAGCGGGCGTATTATTTCTGACTTCTGTGCAAGGCGCAGATGGCTCTGATGGGGGGTCTGGCCCAAATGCAGGGTGGTATAGAAAATCAGGCACTCTTTCATCTGTTTTAGCACGAAGAACTGGCACGGTATCTATTGCGAACGCTCTTGCCAGCCAATCTGGCACAATTCCAACTTCTGGGTATTCATCTTCAATAGTTGGCAACGCTAGTAATATAGAGGTTTCAAATGATGGTGGTTCTAGCTGGGGTACGTCAACTGGTCAAACTTATTTAAGCCTTGCTGGAAGCACTACGCAATCAGATACGTCTTTGGGAACTTCTTTGACCTATGAGGCTATTAAGTCTGATGCGAATTCTCTTATCAGCACATATTGGGCTGGGGTCACTACTGATAGCGCTGGTGAAACTGTAACTAACCCGCAGTTTTATACTTACAATTATGATGCTGATACACTTTTTGGCGGTAATACAACTGCTTTCGGTCTGAACTTCAACGAAACAACAACAACCTATAACAATGTGCCTGTTGTTCCCTATCAAACATACAACTTAGTCGTTGGCGCAGACGAAGGCGCTAATAATAGTTTTCTTTCGTTTACTTGGTAGGAACAAGCCATGCCACTAATACCATTGCAAATACCAGCGGGAGCCTACAGAAACGGCACAGAGTTTTCTGCGCAAAACCGCTGGCGCGATGTAAACTTGGTGCGCTGGCATGAAGGATCTTTGCGCCCAGTTGGCGGGTGGCGGTCTTGGAACGGGGCAGACGCGGCTGGCGTTGTGCGTTACATGCATTCATGGGAAGATAATTCAGCAAGCATTCGTTTAGCCGTAGGAACATACAACAAGATTTACGCTTTTAACCAAGGCGGCACAAAAACTGATATTACTCCTGCGGGTTTTACTGCTGGGCGGGTGGACAGTTCTTATAACGCATCATATGGCGGCGACACTTACGGCAACGGCGAATATGGCATTGAGCGGCAGGCGGCAACTGATATTCTTGCTGCAACAATTATTACGCTGGACAACTGGGGCGAATACTTGTTGGCGATGTCGCCCGACGATGGCAAGCTGTACGAGTGGAACTTGACCGGCGCTACAATGGCCCAAGTTTCTAACGCACCAACATCATGCAGCGGGTTTATGGTTACAGAAGAACGCTTTGTGGTTTGCTTTGGCGCAGGGGGCAACCCGCGTAAAATTCAATGGAGTGACCAAGAAGATAATACAGCTTGGACTGCGGCTGCAACAAACCAAGCGGGTGACATAGAGTTGCAGACCTCTGGCACAATCTTGCAGGGGGTTCGCGCAAGGGGTCAGGCGCTAATTCTTACGACAGAAGACGCCCACACGATGACATATCAAGGCCCGCCTTTTGTTTATGGCGTGGAGCGCGTTGGAACTGCGTGTGGAGCTATTTCTGCCAACTCAGCCATCACAGTAGACAATGCAGTATATTGGATGGGCAAGCGTGGCTTCTTTGCCTACAGCGGCGGCGCTGTGCAGTCGATTCCATGCGAAGTTGGTGACTATGTGTTTAGCGAAATGAACGCA